AAAAGCCACTACCGCACAAAGTCATGGCTACTGTCTTGTCCGGTACGTCCGGCGCTCTTTATTACAAGCCTGCTGGCACCAAGTCTACGTTCAAAGCCGCGAACGTGACTAACGGCAGCAACAACATCATGGTCGGAACCTACCTGAATTTCCAGGTGAATGACAAGGTTTCGTTTGGCACTGGCACCGGCGGGACTTTGCCTGGTGGCCTGAGTGCCAGCACCGATGTTTTCATTCGCACCTATACGGCATCCACCGGCATCGCTACTTTCGCCGCAACCTCAGGCGGCTCTGAATTGTCGTTGACCAGTGACGGCACTGATGGCACTACCCCTTTCACGATTGACTTTGCTGAGCACCAGTCAGTTGGTGACGCCCGCGAATGGTCTTTTGAGGTCACCCGCGAGGAGTTGGATACCACCACTATTGGCGGAACCCTTGGTCAAAACGCCTTGTTCCGTACTTTCATCAGCGGTTTTGCTGATGGCAGTGGATCCGCAACGGTGTATTTCACCGATGACGACACCACGATTGCAACGCGCTTGATTGAAGACGTGATCCAGCGAAAGCAGTCTGGTGCAAACTTCAAGCTTTACACCGACCTTTCCCTGTCTTCAGGTTCTCCTAATGACACCGCTAGCACTTCGATTGAGGTGCCTGCTGTGATTACTTCTGCATCTTTTGCGGTTACCCCAGACGATGCGCAGGCTATTGAGATCAGCTTCCGCCCAACCGAAGCACCTACTTTCGACTTTGATCGTTCTTGATAAAACAGGAACATTCTTTCGCCCCCGACTTGTGTTGGGGGCTTTTTTATGTCTAATATCTTGGCAAGACTTCATTTTTTATGCCTTCGTCTTCAATCCGCGCATTAGATCGTTTGAAGAAAGCGGCAAATCTTGAACCCTCTAAAAAGGTTGTCCAGCTTTCTGACGGGACAGATTTCGAGTTTTACAGTGCGCCTCTGACGATGGCAGAGCGTGAACGTGCTCAGAAAGGCACCAATGACGACTCAGGTTTGTTTGCCCTGCAGTTATTGATCCTCAAGGCGCAGGACGAAACCGGGCAGCGGTTGTTCCAGTTTGGTGAGATTGCAGAGCTTAAGCGTGAAGTCAGGGATGCTGACCTTCAGGCTTTGATGCTTGCTGTCATTACTGATGACGAAGACCAGGAGACACCTGACCCAAAAGACTGAAGCAGGAGCTGAAGAAAGACAACCTCTTGCGCCTACAGCTCTGCGTTGCCAAAGAACTCGGTTACACGCTGGCAAAACTAAACCAAGAGCTAACGCTTGATGAGTTGTTTCTGTGGTCGGCGTATTTTGACCTGCTTAATGATGAGAACGAAGAGCAGCTAAAGAAAGCGAAGAGACGGCGCTAAGCTGAAGCGACGAGCGCAAGTGCCATGTCTGCTGTCGCAAGGGTTGCCGTAGAGCTTGACGCAAAATCGGCACTTGCTGGAATGCGTCGGCTTGAGGGTCGGGCGGCAGCTACGCAAAACAAGTTCAACAGCTTGCAGCGGGTAGCAACTCGGCTCGCAGGTGCGTTTGCGGGGATACAGGCAGCCAAGTTTGTATTTGTAAAAACGGCAGAGCTTGAAAGGCAAACAAAAAGCTTAGAAGTTCTTACTGGGTCTCTTGAGAATGCAAGCGGCATTATTGGAGAGCTCCAAGATTTTGGTGCTGTTACTCCGTTCACGAGTGCAGAGCTTATTGAGACAGCTAAACGCTTAAAAGCTTTTGGGTTTGAAACTGAAGATCTAGTTGGCATTACAAAAAGGCTTGGCGATGTTGCTGGTGCAACGGGCGCAGACCTGGGAGGTATCGCCACTGCCTTTGGTCAGATCCAAGCAAAAGGAAGGTTGCAGGGTGAAGAGCTTTTACAGCTGCAGGAAAGGGGAATCGGCTTGCAAGATGAATTGCAGAAGATGTATGGCTTTACTGCCGATGAGTTTCGTAAGGCCCTTGAAGGTGGCCGTATCAGCGCAGACGCTGTAAATCGGGCTCTTGAAAACATTACTAACACTGGCGGCAAATATGCGGGTGGCGCCATCGCCCAATCTGAAACTTTGAACGGCAAGCTCAGCACTTTGACTGATAGTGTTGACAGGCTCGCTAGGGGGTTTGGAACAATCCTAGCCCCTGCAATCAAAAATACTTTTGATTTCGCGATTCAAGCCCTAGGCGCAATAAATGACTTAATAGAAGTGCAGCTATTAAGTGGTCAGCTCGGCGTAAGTATTAGCCCCGAAACCCAGCGTTCACTTGAGGCCACCGCAGAGCAAATCGCAGTTTTGCGCACAGGGGAGACAGGGATTATTAAGTCAATGAAGTTCAGCGAAGAATATAACAAGGTTCTTCGACAGCTCGAAAAAAGTGAGCTGAAAAGGCAAGGATTTGAGATGGGTCTTCTCAAAACGCCAACTGCATTTAAAGAAGCATCAGAAGCAAATAAATTGCCTGATCTTTTAGGTAAAGACCCTAAAGACACTACAGGCAAGACTCCCGCAGAAAAAGCGGCAGAAGCCAAGCAACAACAGCTAGATGCGGCAAAAGAAATGCTCACCAGCCTGAAGCAAGAGTCGCAGATCTTAACTGCAACGACTGACACAGAACGTGAGCGGCTGCAGCTCGATTTTGACAAGCTCAATTTAGCCAACCAGTTTGACCTACTTACTGATAAAGAGCTGCAAGGCTTACGCGATCAGCTTGAAATTAAGTTTGGCCTTTCCCAGGCAGACAAGGCAAGAATTGAGGCAGCAAAAGTGTTGAAGGCGGAACAAGATAAACAGCTTGCCCAAGTAAAAGAGATCGCAGACGTGATACAGAATGGGATAACCGGCGCAATTATGGGTGCGATAGATGGCAGCAAGACGCTTGGTCAGTCCTTAAGTGGCATCCTTAAGCAGCTTGGCGGCATCTTGCTAAATCGCGGCATTGGCGGCTTTGCTGTTGGAGGCAAAGGTGGTTCTGGCTTGCTTGGCCTGCTGCCTGGCTTTGCTAATGGTGGCCGCCCTCCTGTTGGCAGGCCCTCAATCGTTGGCGAGCGTGGCCCTGAGTTGTTTGTCCCACGGTCAAGCGGAACCATTGTTCCGAACCATGCCATGGGCGGATCCACCAATGTGGTCGTTAACGTTGACGCGACCGGTTCTGCGGCTCAAGGTAACGATGCACAGGCTGGTCAACTTGGCCGTGTCATTGGTGCGGCAGTTCAGGCAGAATTGATTAAACAGAAACGGCCTGGAGGGCTTCTTACCCGCTGATGGCTACTTTCCCCGATTACGACCCGCAGGTTGGCGCTCGTAAAAGCAGTCAGCCGTCATTCCGCAGAGTGCGCTTTGGGGATGGTTATGAGCAGCGTTTAACTTTTGGCCTGAATCAAGACCGCAAGATTTGGTCTCTGAGCTGGGACGTTACTGAGGAAGATGCTGACGAGATTGAAGCATTCTTAGAAGCACGAGGCGGCTCAGAAAGCTTTAGCTGGTCCCCGCCAGATGAAACGGCAACATACAAATGGATTTGTCCGCAATGGAATAAAACAATCAACTTCCCTGGCAGGGGTCAGATCTCCGCAACTTTTGAGGAGGTGTTTGACCTGTGAGTGACATCATCATGTTTGAGGAGCTTCTCAAAAGCTCCCCATTTGCGATTATTGAACTGTTTGAGCTGCACTTGGATCAAGAGATTCACGGCAGTGAAACAATCTTTCGGTTTTATAACGGCGTTGTCGTCCAGACGCAGACCGGAGAGATCATCTACAACGGCAATACTTATTTAGCAATTCCTATTGAAGCTGAGGGGTTTGAGTACACAGCCGGGCAGAGTGGATTCCCTAGGCCGACATTGCGTGTTGGCAACCTGTTTAGTGTGGTCTCAGCGTTGATGCTGAACGTTAATGAGACAACGTTTGGCAATGACCTGACCGGCGCAAAAGTTGTGCGGATTAGGACGCTGAGTCGTTTCTTAGATGCGGTCAACTTTGACAGTGGTACGAACCCTTACGGCACGCCATCGGGCGAGCAAATGCCGCAGGAGGTTTACTTTGTCAATCGCAAGATCGTTGAAAACCGCGATGTTGTTGAGTTTGAGCTGGCGGCAAAACTTGACCTAGAAAACATCAAGGCCCCAAAGCGTCAGTGCCTAGCCAACGTTTGCCAGTGGGAATACAAGGGTGGCGCTGATGGAACAAGGGATGGCTGCACCTGGCGGCCAGGCACAACGCATGATGCCAGGTTCTATGACGAGAACGACAACTTGCTAGGTGCGGCGGCAGCAACCAACTTTTCGTACAGCACTGGCGATGAGATTCTTGCCAGCGGAGCGTCGTTGACCGCTGGCGAGTTCTTAACCTCAAGCAATGGTTGGTATCGGGCGCAGTTTGGAACGAATGGCGACTTTTTTATCTACGCCAAAAACCAAGACCCAAACAACATTCAAGAGGTGAGATGGCGCACAGCAACCTCAGGCAGAGGCGGCACCAGTATCAAGATGGGTGCAAATGGCGATTTGTTTATCACAGATGGCACAACGTCTTATTGGAACTCAGGCACATCATTCTCTGGGACGCCTTCAACTGTTCGTTGGGACAGTTACTTGCCTGAAGGCACTGGTGGCAGGCACGCCAGCTTTTATCACGAGATTTTTGGCAATGCTGATGACTACACAGACGACACTCAAGTAGAAACCGCTGACAAAACATTCACTCTTGATGATGGTCGCACGATTGAATTGCGCTTTTCTGCGAAAAGCAAAGCCTTGCTAGAGGGCGATGCAGCTCTAGACCTTGGCGTCTTGCGCCGCTGGGAGTCAGCTACTGGAGATCCTTTTTCTGCACCAGCTACGGTGCAAAGTCACACAGGCAATTTCAAGACCAACGAAACCATTACGGTCAACATCACAACTTCTACCTCTAACCCATATGCAAACAGGACAGACGGCTTAGGTGAAAAGTTTCCTGTCATCAGTGCTGTTTACACCATCACTGCTGTCACCAATAACTACCAAGGCGCAACAGCAGTACTGCAGAACAACGGCAACCTGCAAATCATTGATACAGCAGGAACAATCTTGACCCAAACCTATAGCGGTAAGAGTGGCGAGCCTCAGATCGTCACCGGCACAGCTAACCCGCTTGATGACGTTTGCGGGAAACGTCTCAGCAGTTGCAAGATCCGGTTTGGCAACACAGCAGATTTACCGTTTGGATCGTTCCCCGGTGTTGGCACAAGTTTCTCATGAGTGACTGGCGTTCTGCTGCGCTTGAACACGCAAAGACTGATGCACCCCGTGAAGCTTGCGGGTTGCTTGTCATTGTCAAAGGCCGTGAGCGTTATTGGCCTTGCAAGAACCTGTCGGAGTCACCAGAAGAGCTGTTCATCCTTGACCCGGTTGACTATGCAGCGGCAGAAGATGCCGGAGAGGTGATGGCTGTGGTCCATAGCCATCCGACCACCAAGGCAGAGGCAAGCGAAGCGGACAAGGTTGCGTGCGAGAAAAGCGGATTGCCTTGGCACATCGTCAGCCTTATGACCGATGGCTGGTTTGAGATCCATCCGTCTGGTTACAAGCAGGACCTGCTAGGCCGTCAGTGGGTGTGGGGCGTTAGCGACTGCTGGACGCTTGTTCGCGATTGGTACGCAGAGGATGGGCTGCAGTTGCGTGACTGGGACAGACCGCCGTTGTCTACCTTCAATGACCAGCCGATTTTTGATGACTGCTGGAAAGAGACTGGCTTTGTTGAGGTTTCGTTTGAGCAGCTACGAAAAGGTGACTTGCTGCTGATGAACATCGACGGGGCTTTGGGGTTGAACCACTGCGCTGTCTATCTAGGCGAGAACTTGATGATCCACCATTTGCGTGGTCGGCTGAGTTCCAGGGATTTATATGGCGGTTATTATCAGAAGAACACGGGTCGATTCCTGCGCCACGAGACGAGGTT